GGTCTGCTGCCGATCAGACAAAGGCAGCAATGGTTGCACTAGCTCGGGAGGGGATCATGCCCATGCTGCAGGTCCACGATGAACTGGCATTGAGCGTCAAGACAAAGGAAGAAGCGCAGCGTGCAGCAGAGATCATGGCAACGTGCGTCAACATGCAAATCCCCAGTCGGTGCGACGTGGAAGTCGGACCAAGCTGGGGAGAAGCAAAGAAATCAGCTGATACGCCCTTCAAGGCGGTCTGCTACCAACTTGGCGTAGCCGGCAATATCTAGCCAGTGGTCAACCACATCAGGATTGCCGTTCACAATGCGGCCAATCTTATGAATGATCATGTCCATCGCTTCGGCCTGATCGTGCGCGAGGACCTTGTCACGGTTGTTTAAGGCCGCTTGGACGACACGTTTCAACATCTGCATGACTTCAGCGCCTTCAATAAACTTGCCGTAGTCCAAGGCCCGAGCGTCAAGGGTCACGTCTACCTCATCAGGGAAGTCAAACATTTCAATCTCAAGCGGTGCGCTGCCGGCAGCGCTCTGCTGTGCAGGGGCAAGCGTGGCCAACTGCTCAGACTTCTTGGGGAATACAAAGCCTTTCCTCTTCATCGTGTTGCGCAGCACATAGACAGTTTGCTTGGTCAGGCCAAATCGCACTGCTACCTCATTTGGTGCTACAGCAGGATTACTCTGCATAAATGAACGTGCGCGGGCGGTTTTTGTAATTTTACGTTTAGTTGCTTTCATATTGGACTTTCTTCATATTGCGATAAATCGCGTTGGGTTGGTTTAGGAAAGAACTTTGGATCAAGTCTCGTGAATGGCCACCACGCCATCAGTTGTTCTTGACTCAAAGGTTTTTGTGGCTCTTGGGGGTGCAGCTTCTTTTGATTTGTTAAAGACTTCATAATATTTCTTAGGCATCGGTGCCTTTTTATCTAACTGCTTGCGCAGCCATTCAGCACCTCCTAGTTGGTTAAAGATCATCCACTGTCGGTCAGACATCCTCACTTGTCTTCCGATTAATGGCTCCGGTGGTTTTGGTCTTGGCATGTTCTTTTAAATTCCTTGTCGTTACTCGTTTGGTCCAACAGCAAGCGCAAATCCACCTTGCTGCACTCATTTGAATTCCACCTTCCGGCGGCCGCATCTCTTCGCATTTATTACAAAGTTGATATTTATGCACTGGTTGATTGCTCCCAAGCGCCAAATGTTGACTAGTAAAGCTCACGTTTCATGTTCCTTATGACGACAGTAAAACTGCTTATCGTATCTGGCCCAAAAGCTTTCATCTTCTCAATTTCCTTGGCCACCTCTTCAAGGACCAAGTTGCGCTGCGAGGGCGAAACATACAGATTGTTTTCAAGCTGCGCTTCCACCATCTGGCGCTTACGCCATCCCATGGCCTTCTCCCAGAAATTTAGTTCTACTTTCATACCAGTTCCTTTAATGTTGGGACCCTCAATTTCAGGCCCATCTTTTCCAGTTGCTCCTCAACTTCTTTTAAGCTCTTGCGGCCTAAGTTGGGCAACCCCAAAAGTTCATTTCTAGTCCACTGCTCCAATTGACCTACCGTATGAATCTTTGCTTCTTTTAAACAGTTGCTTGTTCTCATCGTAAGCTCCAGTTCTTCAATGAATTGAGAAGACTTGCCGATGACCCGCGCCTCAAGGATCACTTGCCTTCTCTTGAGCATTTCGGTGGCAAGGATATAAGAATCCAGTGCCAAGTTATATGCGTTACGTATGCCGTTATTCACAATGGACGCCGACATAGCCTCCATCGCAAGTTGGTCCAATCTGTCTTCGTTAGTCATTTGTGTCTCCATAAAGTTCTCTACATCTAAATAATGCGTAATAAACAAGGTGGCAATCACCACGTTTTTCAAATGTTTCAATTGCTAGGTTTTTCCACACAACCCGTTCAATCCATCTTTCTAGCTTGTAGTCTTCGATCATGTGTTCTCCTTAAAAAACCATTTCCATCTGCGTTTCTTGGCAATCAAAATAAGGCAGTTTTTGGCATACTTCTCTACCGATATACCAATCCTCTTTGCAAGCGCTACTTCGGTAGCAGACAGCGTCATCTTGCCTACTCTGTCTTCGTTACGGACCTTTCGGACTCTCATTAGTCTTCTCCTTTGCCAGTTCCATCATGCGTCGATAGATTTCAGGATCTTTCTCTTTAAGCCGCCCCAAAAACAGCGGCAGCCACGTTTCATCAGTAGGCAGATTGCGCATCAACTCACCCAGTTCTTTGTATGTGGTCATGTGCTCTTCTCCTTTAATACAGCCGTTCTTATGCGCTGTCTCTCCTCATCCGTTAGCTCTATCCGTGTGCGCTGTGGTGGAATGGTGTACAAAGCCACATCACCTTCTTGGGGTTCAAGGCCAAGGTTTACACGCCAATCTTTTGCGCCCGCATACGCATTGCCACGCATTACCAAAAGTTCTTTGGGGTTAATCCACGCCACAGGCTCATCCTTCGCTTCTAGTGCGGTTTTAATGGCGGTAATAGCTTCCTCTGCAATTTCTGCTTGATGGTCACTTTGGTTTCTCCTTGTGATTTCCTCCAAAGCCTCTAGCGCCAGCTTTAATGCTTCATCTTGTGTCATTTTCCGCAACTCCTACACTTGGTCAATATGGTGAAAACAGGGCGTTTGCAATACACACAATAGCTTGTCATGTTTTCTCCTCATACTTGCTGCACTCTTCCAACCAAATAGGGTCAAAGTTCCACGGCCAATGGAACCAACCCTTTTGCGCTGCCCGCGCATTGCCAGAAATCAAAGCCTTGGGCTCCAAGCATTGAATGTGATGCGTCATGGGCAAAGGATCACGGTTCACGCACTTGTGGCAGTTGGGCCGGTCCACCTGCGGTTTGTAGTCTTCAAGATTGCTCATCAAATTGGTCCTTTATCTTCTGACGATCAATCATGGCCTGCATAGGATCGGTGTCACCCATCAGCACTTCAAGCAGCAGACGATCTATTGCCTTCAATTGCTTTTCCAACGCAGCATTCTTGGTAACCATCTCACCGCAAGCGGCAACATATGGCCGCAGGATTTCCAGTTCTCTTTGCTCAGTCATTTAAATTCTCCTTTTGTCTTTCGCGCAACATAGCGTCTGCATAGCAGTAAGCCCATGTGGCCGCATGATTTATACCGTTGGACGACCCCACCTCATCCATTTGCTTAATTGCCATAGGCAAAGCGGCTGCAGCAAAGTAATCGCGCATGGTTATGCCCATATTGATCATCATCCCTGTCTCGTCTTCCGCAACAAACGGAAATGCCGGTGCGTTAGTCATAATATTTCTCCTCCCTCTTCTCTTCAAAATATGTCGCAGCATCCCTCTCCACCCGAGAAATCACATACGGATGCAAAACCCCGCTCAAGTCAACAGAACTGTTAGGCAAGAACACCGACACCAAGGTCCATACCTCAGGGTAGTCCGGCTCCAACTTCATCCCAGACATGGGCTCAATCGATCCCACCTCCTCAGGCTCATATTCAAACAAGCACCGCAGCGCTAAACCCAACTCATCACATTCGTAAAGAAACTCGTGCATTTGTTATCCAATCAAAAAAAGTAAAAGAAGTGCCAAGATTGCAGAACCAAGGACCACGGGCCACACCGGTGCCGGCCGGTACATCGATGGCGTGCCAAGGAGCGCTGCCTGAATGATCTCTTCCGAGGATGTCATCTCAGGAGGCGGCAGTTGATACAGCAAACCAATCTGCACCTTGCCCGTGTTAAATGGCGTCAAACGCTGATTAATGCGGTTGGCAGAGATAAATTCGTTGGCATTAGTGATCATAAGATGGTCCCTTCATTGCATTCTTGGCCTTCATCGCATCGTTGTATGCGTGCTCAAAGCCCTCCAAAAACTTCTCCAATGGCACACTTAATTCTGCTGTCAAAATGGCTGACGAGACAAGGCACGCGAACCACGCCTCCGATGGTTTGGCAAAAGTATTTGAGCAGAAGTTAAGCAAAACCTGCGCATCGTCCATGATTTGTTCAATGTCTTTATCTGGAGCGTCCGGCTTTTTAGTCATATCACTATCCTTTCTTTGTTAATGGTGTTTGTCCGCCTTTTATTTAAGTGGACAGGGTTATTATCATGCTTTTATCTAGTTAGGTCAATTACTTGAAATGTACTATTTCCTAGGGGTTTTCCCTTGGTTTGGGGG